TTTTTTACTCGTGTAATTCCCATTTTATTCCTCTTTAAATTCTAATTTCTAGAATTCGACAATTAATTTAATGTCTTCAATCTGTGATGATGATCTATTAATAGGATCTCTATTTTCTAAGAAAATCAATTGACCACTATTTCTTTTAACTTCAGGACCATATCCATTTGCAACTGTACCAAAAGCATCGCCAGTATTTAATGCAGCACTACCACCATTAGGTAATGTTCCAGTTATTGTATCGCCAGATACAAAATTACCAAATCCAGTTTTTTCGTTTTGATAATAATAGAGTACTTTATTGGAGGTATCTATTTCTACTAAATAAGCTTTTGCTCCACTTGTTGAACCACTAATAACTTGATCAACTGCAAATCCAGTAAGAGAAGCTCCACTTGCTAAGCGCAATGCTCTTCTAGCTCTCAATGTAGTTGCTGAAGCTATAACATCAGATCCAAAATTTTGTGGGTTTTTAATAAGTGCTATTTGTCTAAAGTCTTGACCAACTGTTAAGTCACCACCTTCTGAACCAGAAAGTTGAGTATTAATAGCAACAAAGAAAGCACCTAATTCTGCAATAGGATCTGTACCATGTCCATTAGGTGGAGATATAACTGCTCTTGCAGTTGCTAAAGATCCACCGCCACCACTGATTACAATATCAGCAACGTTATAATCCGTTCCTTTATCAGTAACAGTAATAGAAGCTACTGTTTGGCTTGAGCCAGATCCGGCCATAACTGCAGTTGCAGTAGCACCAGTACCATCACCAGTAATAGTTACTGTTGGTGTTGAACTATAATCTTGTCCAGCTGCTGTTACTTCTATTCTTTCAATCCCGGCAGCTTTACCATGACCTAGTGAATTAATTTGTGCTGTTTGGTTAGCATAGTTAACATCAGTCGTTGCAAACCTACCAAAGGTTAATGTTCCACCATCAGTTAATGATTGAGCACTTGATAGTGTAAGTGTAGTACCACTAATGTTTGCAACCGTAACTGAACCAGAGATACCACCACCTGTTACTAATTGACCAACTTTAATATTAGCATTTGCTGCAGATAAAGTAGCTGCAGTTGCAGAACTTGTAGCTCCATTAACTGTAGCAGTTGTTGGATAACCAAGTGTATTAACTGGCATATATGAATTCGTTAAGAATTTTTCAGCATCTACTACTGTGACAGTATACATGTATTTCCACTTATATCCATCTGATTCTGCAGTTGGTTCTGTATTAATATGTACAGGTTCTATTGTAGAAGCACCGGCTCCGGCTACGATACATTTATAAACTTTAAATTCGGATGTGATTATATAAAAAGCTTTATCGTATATTGTAGCATCATCTGAATCCCATGCAACATAAGATCTACCAGAAGTCCACGTATGTCTATTGACAACGTGAGCCACTTCTCCTGCGGTTACTTTTTTCATACCAATCATTTGCTGGTATGCTCCTGCTATATTGTCAATATTATCTAAGGGAGTGAATGGTGTAGTATCAGTAGTATCACTAGTTGAATTTGACCAAACATCTGATTTACCGATAGCGACATAAACACTACTAGAGGCCACATCCTCTTTAAAGTTTTGAGCATTGACTACTCTAAATGGTGTTGTTACTATTGCTGTCATTTTTTATTCCTGTGCTATAATAGCTTTGTTATTAAATCTATTTATAATAGTTCCAGGTAAGTTTTCAATAGTTTTGTCACTAAAAAAGCTCATTGGATATCCATTATGAAACTTTCTAGCACTATCGAAGTTACTACCTTTTCTATTAAAGTAATTATTATTTATAAGGGTTCTAAAGTTCTCATCTCCAACCTCTCCCGCAACATGATTAAGAGAAAGTATAAGAATTTCTTTTACTTCTTTAGCTCTTTCTTCCGAATGAGTTGGTGAATTAAATCGAATAACTGGATCTACTACGTATCCATTGCCTGGATTAGTAACCGTTACTCCCGTAATTTCTCCTTTATGTATTGGATTGTCTTCATCTGATAAATCATCTGCTGCTGCTATTTGAACTGTTGCAGTTGCTGTTACATTTGTAGATAATAAATTACCATCTGAATCTGTTGCTGTTGGTGGATCAATTACAAGTATAGGAGTATTTGCAAATGTTTTATCTCCAATTGTTCCTGAAGTTTTTATATTGCCATTAATCAACTTACCAGCATTTGCATTACCAGCTACTCCAGCATTTGCTGCAGCGTAATTAGCTCCACCACCTACTATAGTAATATCAGCAACTCTACCATCAACATCTACTTTACAAGTTATATTTGCAGCCGATATTGTTTGACCTGATATTGCATCTCCAGTTACTGTTATAGCCGGCCCAGCAAAAAAGTCTTGGCCATTCACTGTTGTTTTTGTTGCTGGATTTACTGGATAACCAAATCCAGGTTGTGCTATACTTACATTTGTAATAGTACCATTCGTATCTAGTGTAAGAGATAATACAGCTGATTTGCTTATCTTGGCTGCAAGGTTAGGTAAGAAGAAAGATGTAAACGCTTCAACAAGCAATGCAACATCTTCTGCACCAATAACACCAGGCTGTAATCCTGGCATTGACGATAAAGTTTTTCTATTTAATCTTCCATATAGATCTTTAAATGAATAAACAAACCCAGGTTGATTTGGAACTGGTATAGATCCAGTATTACCTTCATTAATACCAATATCTAATTCTACACCCTCTTGTCTTATATTATCTCCAAGAGCAGCACGAGTTAATTCTGTAAGAATTAAAATTTCACCAAAGAATATAAATCCAGCTGGATGTACTAATTTGTCAAAGGCTGTTTCCCAGTCACTTAAGTTTTTACCAGTTCTTACTACATAAGAAAACTTTTGATAAAATTTTGAATCTTGTAATTTAACATTATCAGATAAGAAACCTTTATGATCTAAATATCGATTAAGGCCTGTGTCCCATTTACCAGAAGAAGGTATTAAAGTTTTATCGTATGGAAATTCTGTTTCTACACTTTCATTAAATAATAATCTAAAGAATATTTCAATCGAATCTGATGTACCCTTTAGTTTATAAAAGTCATTAATGTTTTTATATAGATTCCTTTTATTAACAGTTAAGTCTCTTGGAATTGCTGCTGCAATTTCTTTTTGCATAAGTTCTAAATAATCAGTTGTATTTTCATCTATATTTAAAGCTTCTTCAATGGCATTAATAATATAAGATGGACCCGGTCCAACCCAATAAGTAATAGGTGTTACTAATTTTGCTGTCTTCCCATTATGGCTATTATCTAAATTAACAACAGAAAAGGTTTTACCAATTTCAGTTGTACGATCTTTAAGAGTACCAGGTAATTCATTACCATTTGATATCTGTACATTTGTTCCTGTTAATGGTATTGTAGTTTCAACACCATTGGAATCTGTAACTACTAAGCTTGAACTTGCTCCATCAAAGTCAGTAAAGAATTCGTTATTATCGTTATTTGGATCTAAGATTCTAAAGACTGCTCTTCTTGACGCTACTAAGTCTGTAAAGGTTTCTGTCTCAACATATATGAACTCTTTCATATTCATGAATTCATAATATTTTTCAAGAAGTTGTTTAATACCAGTATCACCAGAATCTGTTAAGATTTCTTGAGGTATAACCTGGTCGATTCTTAAATCTTCTTTTGTTTTCTTTTTAAGCGATCCAACCGATTCTACATAATTCGGATTGGTTGCGTCTGATCCATATCCACTCATATTTAACTACTCGATCTAAATCTTGATGTTGTCTGATAATTAACACTTCCAGAAGAACCTGATGTTGCAATGGTATCTTTATTAGCAGTCATTGTTGTTCTTGTAGAATCAATAGAAAGTATTTCATCTCTCTTTGGAGCAATGTCTAATGAATCTGGAGTTGCTGTGATACGTATTGGAGTGGCATCATCTGGTATAAATGAATTTAAAGTAATTGTACCTTCTGTTGGATCAACTACTCCACAATCAGATATTGTAGTTACCTTATCTGCTCCAACTAATCTATATGCAAATATTTTTCTATTTGAAGAACCGGGAATGGCTACATCATTAAAGAAGTTGTCTATTCCATTTCTTTTAAAAGCTGTTGATTGTATTACTGTATCTGTTGCACCACCAGGAACATAGAAAGAACCAGGATATGTTAAACTAAAATTGTTTGATATACTTGTTAAAGGTGTAATAGATTGAAACATAAAAGGACGTACTGATGAGTTTAGAATAGCTGGATCAGAAGCATCAATAGCTCTTAATAAAGCTGAATGTCTAAAGACTCCATCAAACTTATTTAAATCATTTAATGAATAATCGTCGATTGTATCTGAAACAACAGCCTTGAGTTCAATGTCTGTACGATCAGTTAAGTTTGGATTATATTTAAATGCTACATCTAATTCTAAGAAAGAATAATTTGGATCTACTACAGTTGGTGTAATTGATACCACATTCTTTCCTTGCAAAACTGTACCAGTCACTGTTGCCTTTTCGTCATCAGTTAATTTGTCAGCAGTCTTTGGTTTAATAGCAATAAAGATTCTACCATAATCAGGAGTCGACTGATCTTCTCCACCCCATGTAGAGATCGCATCGATATTAGAAAATTCTCTTTGAATAATTGCTCGATAATCATCGGCAGTCACCGCTCTGTTTTGAGAGGTATATGTTAATGGAGCATTATAACGAATTGATTCTAATGTTTCTCCATCGGCACCACCGGCTGCTGTTATCACTGTGGTCACTGTGATATTCGAAAAACCACCAACATTATCTACCATAGTAAAGACTGAAGCTCCATTTGCTTCAGTACCATTTGAATGTACATAGTCCAGTGTGACTACATTATTATTTAAAGGCTTAGAACCAGTTACACCATCACCAAAATATACTTCATAGAAACCAGAAGTATTTTCTTGTAAATGATAGATCTTACTGGAAGCATCGATATTTAGAAGAGTCGTAAAGAGAGTAAAGATATCAAAGGAAGTTGATTCCTCATTTGCTTGTACTCTTACTCTTAAAGTACTTGTGTCGACGGTTTTATGTGGTAGCTGATGTTTTTGATTTTCAATATCATTATCGACTCGGTATTTAATTGAATTATAATTACCTTCAGCAATGGCTACATTATTATACGTATATGTATTACCAACAATAGTAGCAGACTGAGTATTTAAAGTAACGAATTGATATGTTTCTCCGTCAACAGTTGTACTTAATTTTGTTCCCCGAGGAAGCGATAAATTTGTTGGTTTTGTACCAGCAACACCAGCTACATTTACAACCAAATTAACACTTGCACGAGGTGCTAACCTCGAAGCTGGAACATACCCTAGCATACGAGCTCTTGAGACTGCATTACCTCTGATTTGAGCTGAGTCAAGAAAAGCTTCGTTTAATGCCA